GCAGATCTGGATGAAGAATATCTTGTAAAAGATCAATATGGGATGTCCAATTTAAGCCTTGAAGACAGGGAGGCGCGTGACAGCCTGCGCTTAATGAAGATGCTGGCTGATCGGTTTAGAGAGGAAAGCGCAAAAGCGGGCACTGACAATCCTTTTGATATGTATCTCGCCAGCGCAGGCGAGGTAGAGGCACGCAACGTAGAGCTCCGCGACAGGGCCATGAGCCCTAGTGGATTGCTAAAAGTAGCGCCATTTGAAACTGAGTCAGTACCATCCGCTAATCAGATATTTCGCCCGGAAGACGATCCAATTCAAAGGTTTAAGAACCTAATTGATGAGCGATATAATTCTTATCGGCAACCAGACCCAACATTAACACTCGATGATGACTTTGCCAGAATGCAGCAAACCGCAGATGGTGGGATCATCAATCAAATGATGGCTCAGAATGCCAGAAAAGCACAGCTCGCAAAATATGGCGATGCGCTCAAGAGCCGCAGGGAAGCTATCAAGCTTAAAGACACTACGCGCAAACTGCTTGACGTTGATCGTCCCGGCACCTTACAGCTTGGCACTGAGTTTGCTATGCGAGGCACTGAAGATCTGGCCAAGGTTATTGTGGGCGCAACTGGCAGCCTGTTTTCTCCTGACTCTGGATTTTACGAGAAGGTGTCTGGCTCTGATTCTGTGTTTGGCAAGCCGTCCGAGGCGTATGAAGATGTCACAGGTGCAATTGCTGCTGGCCTTGAGAAGTATGTAGTACCAGAGCTCAAAGAGGCATTTGCATGGAAGGGCGATTCCGGGCGCAGTATTAACGACAAAGTTGACAAGACAGTACAGGACGTTGTGGCTGCATATACGGCCACACCTCAGTCTTTCCAAGATTCTGTCACGCCACGATTGCCTTACGCTGCAACATTGCTGCTTTCCCTATATGGCTATGGCGCTGGTAAAGCTGCACTGAAGGGCGGTAAGAGCGCTGCAAGCAAAGCTCAAAGTGGCGAAGGGCTGATGGGCAGGTTTTTCCCTATAGAGGGCGAGCTGGTGATGCCTGAGGGCTTACCTAACAGTAAACCAATCGGACTATTGCAGCAAAAAATGTTAAAATCGGCCAATAATCGGAGTAGATAATGGCACTAACAAATTACACAGAGCTGAAGGCCAGTATGGCGGACTTTCTTAACCGCCAAGACCTGACCGCAGTAATACCGACATTTATCAGTCTAGCAGAGGCTCAGATGGCCCGTGATGTGCGTCACTGGCAGATGGAGAACCGGGCAACGGCTACCCTGAACGATCAGTACCTGACCCGTCCTAGCGATTGGGTGGAGACTATCCGCTTTACCATACTGGGCAATGGCACCAGACCCCTGCAGTTTCTAAGCACGGCAGCAATGGATGAGCGCAGAGCCAGCAGTGACAATGTTGCTGGTGAGCCCCGGTTCTATCGACACATTGAGGACCAGTTTGAGGTATTCCCCTCACCTGATAGCAATGCCAGCACAGAGCTGGTTTACCTGCAGAAAATACCCGCACTGTCAGACACCGCTACAACCAACTGGTTGATGTCTACAGCCCCTGACGTTTACCTATACGGTAGCCTTCTCCACTCGGCCCCTTACCTTGCAGAAGACGCTAGGGTGGCTGTATGGGCACAATTGTACAGTGCAGCGGTCAAGAGACTGAATGAGGAGTCAGACAGCGCTAAATACTCAGGCACAGGTCTGGGAATGCGCGTTAAGGGTCTCGATACAAGCAGGTCTGCAAATTACTGGAGAATGCAATGAGCTTCACCCCCTATCTAGAGAATAAACTGCTGGGCCATGTTTTGACCAATACGGCTTATACCTCGCCTACCACGGTCTATGTGGCTTTATATGCAGGAGATCCGCTAAATGGCGGGACCGAAACTACCGGGACCGGGTATGCTCGCCAATCCGCGTCTTTTTCTGTGACGGCCTCGGCAGGCACTAACACAAATAACGTGGAATACAACGCTGGCTCAGACTGGGGCATTATCAACTATGCTGCGATCCATGACGCTATAAGTGGCGGCAATATGTTGATCTCAACCGGCCTGCAAACAAGTAGAGATATTGTCACTGGTGATATTATTCGCTTCTCGATAGGCGATATAGATGTGACTCTGACATGAAGTACGGGCAGTTTTATTACAGCTACGGGGTATATGGCACTGAGGGCTCGCCCAATATGTACTTGGCCTCTAGCAGCTCTAGCGCCACAACAATGTTTTTGCGCAAGCTGGTAAGAATATTTGCTGACTCGGTTACTCAGTCGCTGATGACGGCTAACCTAATTGGCATCTGGGATACAACACCACTGAACCCGGCAACGTGGCAAGATGCATCACTGAACCCGGCAGTGTGGACAGATCAAACAGCGTCAGATGCAGACTGGCAAGATACTAGGACTTGAGGACAAATTAAATGGCTACAACAAATTATTCTTTTGAAGTACCAACGGTTGGGGCAGACCTCAATACTTGGGGCGGAGATCTAAACGCCAACACAGAAAAGCTGGATGACCTTTTAGGTGGCGATCAGCCGGTTACTGGCATTGATATAAACAGCGGCTCAATTGACGGTACAGCGATTGGCGCTAATGCTGCATCAACGGGTGCCTTTACTACCGTATCGGCCTCTGGTGGCGTTACAGGAGCTCTTACGGGCAATGTGACAGGCAATGTGACTGGCAACGTAACTGGCAACGCAGACACCGCAACAGCATGGGCTACTGCTCGCACTATCTCTCTGACAGGGACTATTACCGGCAGCACTAGCATGGATGGCTCAGGCAATGTCTCGATAGCAACATCAGGCGGCATAACCAACGATCAAGTTATAGACCTCATTTATCCGGTAGGTTGCCTGTATGAAACAACAGTCACGGAGAATCCGGGCACCACGTTTGGTCGCGGCACTTGGGCAAGGTTTGGCAACGGGCGGGTAACGGTTGGCCAAGACAGCTCTCAATCTGAGTTTGACGGGAACGGCGAAACAGGCGGTGCTAAAACGCATACGCTGACAGAAGCCGAGATGCCCTCTCATAATCACACTCTTACTGCTATGGCCCTAACGAGTAGCTCTGTAAACAGAACGGGAGGTGGCCAGCTTTCCGTTTCATCAACGATCACAACCTCTACTGCAGGCAGTGACGCTGCTCACAATAACCTACAGCCATACGTCGTTGTTTATCGCTGGAAAAGGACTGCATTATAATGGCCGACACTACTACCCCCGTATATAGCTTTGTATTGCCCGAAATAGACGGTTCTGACGGAACGTGGGGTACTAAGCTCAATGCTAACTTAACGGCCTTAGACGGGCTTTTAAGCGGCTCTGCGAACCTCCAGAATGCCTCCTTTACCGGGACTGCTAGCTTTGGCGGGTCAACTGGTACATCAGGGCAGGTCTTAAAGTCTCAGGGTGCAGGCGCTAACGCTATCTGGACCGATGATTCTGATACGACTTACACTGCTGGGTCTGGGCTCAGCCTGACAGGGACAGAGTTTGCCAACACGGCGCCGGATCAGACTGTGGTTATGAATGCAGGCTCTGGCATTAGCGTTTCTGGGACATATCCTACGTTTACGGTGACTAATTCTTCACCTGACCAGACTGTTGGGTTGACCGGGACTGGCGGCACTACAATTAGTGGCACCTATCCCAATTTTACGATCAACAGCACAGATACCAATACTACCTACACCGCTGGCACTGGCCTGACGCTAACGTCTACGGAGTTTAGCGTTACAGACAATGGCATTGGTGCACTACAACTAAATGTATCTGGTAATGGTACTAACGGACAGGTGCTTGCATCTGACGGGGATGGGTCATTTTCATGGACATCTGCCGGGACGGGCGGCAATGAAACCCTAGCCCAGACCCTAGCACTTGGCGCGGTAACGGGCGGTACAGACATTTCTGTATCGAGTGGCGATAACATTGTCATGGCTGCTAACTCTACTGTTGATGGCCGCGATGTATCAGTCGATGGAGCCAAGTTAGACCTAATCAATCAAGGCGTAGCCACTACTGACAGCCCTGCCTTTGCTGGCCTTACTGTAGACACAACCACCCTAGCAGTTGACTCCACAAACAATCGCGTGGGCATAGGGACTGCATCGCCTAGCGAAGAACTTGAAATAGCCTCGTCCTCTCCTACAATACGACTCACAGATACAGATGACT